TCGCGAAGCGGTCGGGCCGAATCAGCCGCGGATCTTCCTGGCCGGACGCCGCGTACTCGGCAACGGCCCGATCCTGCCACGACCCCACCGTCACGATCGCCGCGCGCTTCACGTCTTCCGGCACCTCTGCGGTGTCCCACGCGCCCCAGTTGCCCGTCACCTCGATCTCGCTGAATCCGAATCGCGCCACCTCGTCAGAGCCGCCGATGTCGGTGCTCGAGGAGATGATCAGCCGCGTGTAGGTGCCGGTGTCCTCAGTGGTTCCGACCGGGGCGAGACGGTAGTTCGTGCCGACCGCAAGGGTCTTCGGGCTCGAGGTCTGCGGGTGCAGCACGACGGCCGACGCCGTTCGCAGGTCGTCGCCATACAGGTCGACGACCCGCGTGCGCACCTCGAATCTCCGCGCAGCAGCGCTCGTCTTCGGCGTGAGCTCGCGTCGCAGCCGCTTGTTCAGCGCCCGCGAGGCAGCCGTGATGAGCGCGTCATACAGCGCGTTTAGGCTCGAATTCGTCGACTCGAGTTGCGTTTGCGCCTCGGCTCGGGTCACGTAGTCGACGGTCGCCACGGGCGCCTAGCCTCCTCGCCGCTCGCCGCGCTCGCGCAGGCGATGCATCGCGGTGGCGGCACGGGGCGGCCGCTCCCGCCTCGGCTCGTCGTGCTCGTGCTCAGGCTCGTCTGGCTCGCCGCCGTAGGGGGGGACGGCCGCGCGAAGCGGCCGCCCCCCCTCGGCGCGAACCTTAGGACGAGGCCCCACTACCGCTGTCCTCGCCGCGAGCCCTCTTCGCCGTCGCCTTCGGTGGCGCCGCGGCTTTCAGCTCGGCGTCGATATCCGACACCCGCGCCTTGAGCTGCGCGAGCGTGAGACCGTCCGTCTTGCCGGCCTCGACCCGAGCGATCCGGGCCTGCACGCCCCCGAGCTCGCGCACGAGCGCCGCCGCGTACGCGGCCACCCGCTCGGCCGTTGCCTCGTCCTTCGTGTACATCGCGCGCGATTCTCCTTCCTAGTTGGTTACGCCAGCCCCGACGAGCTTTAGAAGGTCGGAGCGATGAGACCAGTTCCCGTAATCGTTGCGCTAGCAGCGGGGTACCTACCGGCGGTGAACGCCGAGTAGCTCCACACTGCGAGACGCACCGACTGCGGTGGCGCGACCTGATCGAACCTCAACTGTCGCGGGTTGCCGTCTCCCTCCTGCCAGTACAGCAGGTCGGGGACGCGCTCGACGAGGATCACGTCCTCCGTGCCGGCGCCGAGATTGGTCGGCAGGTTGGCATCCGTAATGATGGGAAGCCCCTGCATCGAGCCGACGACTGCGCCGTACGTGGGCGCCTCACCCACGGCCATCGCATTGAACGGACCCTGCGCGTTTGGCACGACGAGCGGGCGGCCGTTCGAGTCGAGCGCCGCGGTTGCCCAGCCCCACCGACGCGGGTGCATGATGATCGTCGTCGCCGGCGCGTACCGGGTCGACGCGATCTGCTGAATCGCATCCGCGACCTTCGGGTACAGCTCGCCCACGGTGGGCGTCGCGTCCGTGTAAGTCACGGCGGTGATGCCGGTCGTGTTACGGATTCCGCGGTGCTGGCCCGAAGCGCCAGAGCCGTTCAGGATCGCCGAGTCGACCTTGGCGAAGTAGTCCTCGACCAGATCGGCGTAGACGACCGAGTCGACCATTTCGCTGCGCTCGAGCGCCTGCCGTGACACGTCCTGCTGTCCCGCGTACGTGCGCACGTCGACGGTTAGGAGCGTGTCGTCGATGTTCGTTTCCTGCACCGCGTCATTCTCAGCCTGCTGCTCAGCGACCGCCGACCCGGTAGTGATCCGGGAGACGTTCACCGTCATGCCGCTCGCCGGAAGCGGCAGCTTGCGTACCGCCGCGAGCGTCGGCGCGCCCGCGCGCGCGAGCGGCGCGAACAGGTCGATCAGGTACTGCGGGACGGTCAGGCCGGCGAACGCTGGCGTACCAACGTCGCGGTAGTGAACGCCAGCCTCCCGCATCTGCACGAGCATCTCCTGCCCGTGTTGCGTGATTCGCTCGCTGGCGCTCGTGTCGCCCTGCGAGTGCTTAAACGCGTCCGAGAAGAACGAACGGCCGCGCGCCGCGTCATCCGGGCGGTATGTCAACTCGTCGCGAGTGACGCGTGCGTCGCTGCCGCGCCTGCGAGTCTCGGTGACGATGGTGTCGTCGGCGAGAAGGCTCTCTACCCTTTCGCGGTTCTCGAGGTTCGCCTGCGTGCGCTCGACCTCCTTGACTGCCTCGGCCAACTCGGCTTCGAGTATCTCGAGGTCGCCCTTCGTGGTCGTCTCGGTGTCTGCCGCCTCAATCGCGGCGTGCGCCGTCGCGAGGCGCTCGTAGGCGCCAGCGTATGACGCCCGTAGTTGCTCGATGATCATGTTTTCTCCTTCAGTTGAGCGTGAGCGTGATTGCGAGCGTGCGGGATTTTGCCTTCAACTTTGCCAGGCGAACCGCGTGCTCGAGGTCGTACGGCTCCACGCCCGCGTCCGGGACGATGATCTCGTCCGGTTGCGCGACGCTGGCACCGCCCGACGGCTGCTCGCCGTCGCGACGGGTGAGGCCCGCCGGATCGAACCCGGCGCGACCAAGTGAGGCGCCCATCATGGCGCGGATGTGACTTTCGGTCTGCTGGTACGCGCCCTGCGCGCACGCACAAACGTCGTATAGGTGACCGATCTCGGTGATCCGCCAGAGCTCCTCGAACTGGTCGGTGGCACTCTCCTCGGGCGTCAGCTCCTCGACCAGCTCGTCGCCCGCGATTGTGAACGCGAACGAGGCTTGGTTCACGACGCCCCGCCGCAGCTTCACGGCGAGCCGAGCGGCGTCCGAGTCGTCGGGATCGACGCGACCGAAGAAGCGCAACCCGTGAAAGTCGGCCTCAAGCTCGAGCCCGCCGATCTCGTTCGGCGGCTTCGCCGAAGACGCGATGGCGGTGTTCATGTCGTGGCCGAAGTTGAGGTGCACGAGCTCGTCGCCGCGAGCGACGCCCTCGAGGACCTTCCCGAACGCGCCTCGCGCGATCTGCTCGCGCAGCTTGAACCAGCGGCCATCGAACAGCGTCGTCTCCTGCTCAAAAACGGCGGCGTAGCCTTCGATGACCCAGGAGCCGTCGCCGGTAGCCTTCGGGTCGCGCACCTCCACGTCTGTGATCGGTGCGACTGCAAGTCGAATCCCCCGCTCGCGGGCGGGCTTCGAGTCGTCTGTCATGCGTGAGCTCCTTTACTGCTCGGTGGGTGCCGGCGGTAGGGCTGGTTGTACGGGGTTCGGCGCGCCGCCGACCGGAGTGATCTGCGGAATCATCCCGACACCGTCCGGGAGCGGCCCCAGGCCGCGCACGCGGCGGGCCTCGTCGACGAGCCTGATCCCTGCCTGCACCTCCCGCACGAGCATCTCACTTTCCGTCGTCACGTCACCGCGCACGAATCCCTCGGATTGGAACAGCGGGTAGTCGCGGGCGCCGATACCGAAGAAGTCGGGGTCGACCCTGATCGCGTCCTCAAGCCGCTTCAGCCGCGGCAACACGTAATGCTCGAATGTCCGCTGCGACTCGTGCTCGGGGCTGAACGAGATTTGGTTGGAGTTGGCGCTGCCGCCGATCAGCGACGCGGGCCAGGCGAAGATGCGCGCGATCTCCTCGACCGAGAAGTTAGAGCTCTCGACGTACTGCGCCTCCTGCATCGTCAGCCCGATTGTCTCGATCTTGAGGCCGCCCCCGAACACCCGGATATCGCTCGAGGCGTCACCCGCGAAACGCGCCTTATAGGCGTCCCGCCACTCCTCAGCCTGCTGCTTTGTCACCTCGCGCGGAAACACCGCAGCGAGCGCGCGGCCGGTGCCAGAATCGTACGTCCGGGCCTCGTGCCTGGTCTTCGCGATCGCCGCCCGAAGACTGTCAACGTGAAGCTCGATCGGCGACGGTGCCAAAAGCTCGCCAGGTTTGCCCGGACCACGGAAGTGCAAGATGTCGGCAGGGTCAACAAGCTTCGGTCGGCCGTACACCTGCCACGCGAGCCGCCCCGTCGAATCGACCGCAGGCGACACCATAAGCGGCGGCAGCACGTACACCGCGACGACCCGCGCTGACGCGTCGCGAAGCTTGTACCACCACGCGTTGTTACGAGCCGTGAGTGACGCCTCGGTCTGCTCCCAGACGTTGAACCACGTAACGCCCGGAATGTCGTTCGGCTTACCCTTAAAAAAGCGGGCCTGCCAGGTCGTCTCGATCCGCAGGCGCTCCTCCGGCTTCCCCCGCCAGACACAGAAATCGAGCTTGGCGACCGCCTGCCCAGCGCCGTTGATCGCACGCGCCGCGGCCGGAACACCCGACACGGTATCCCCGTTCACGACGGTCGCGCCCGCACTCTCGCCGCCACGCAGCAGGTTCGGAAGCGAGTTAAACTCGCGGAGCTCGACATTCCCTCCTCGGGTTGCGATGATCACTCGTTACCCCCGGTTCCGATTGTCTGAATAAACACGACACGCCGGGCCGGCACAAGCGTGTCGCCGTCAAGCGGCCACGACTCCTCGCTGCCAGCAAGCGCCTTACCGGCGCGAATCAGATAGTGCCCGTCAACAACGCCCTCGAGCACGCCCTCAATCGACGACACGCGCGCCGACTGATCGACCTCAAGGTGCAGCCGCACGAGCCGGCGCTGCCGACGCCGCCACCTCACCACGCCGCCACCCACGGACCCGACACCTCGGCGTGATGCTCGAGCGCGTACACCGCCATGACCGCCGCCACGCAGGCGTCGATCCGTCGGCGGTTCGCACTCTTGCTAACTCTCCACCCGTTATCGGTCAGCTTTCCCTTCGCCGCGAGGACGTGCGTCGTCAGCGTCGAGCCGCCACCGTGAACGAGGCGCCCTTCGCGCACGCGCTGGTAGAACGCCTGGTAAGCGTCCGCCATCGGCGCCGACGACTGATGCAGCGGCAGCACCGTGAGCCCGTGCTCCTCGTCGAGGAGCTGCGCCGAGCGCTCGAAGAAGCGCGGGTCATACGCGATTGTGCCGAGCTCGCACGCGGCCGCCGTCTCGAGGATGTGCGCCTCTAGGTCGTCGAGCCGGATACGGCCGCCCTCGACGAACGTGTCTGCGACAACGTCCTGAATCGCCGACCACGCGAACGCCGACACGCCCACCACGTCGGCCTCGCGGTTATGCCACCACGCGAGCGCGATCGAACTCGTGTCGTGCACGAGCGCCACATCGACGCCCGGGCAGACGAGCGCGTCCTCGGGCTCCTGAAGCCCGTCGACGAGGAGCTGGCTCCACCACTCCTCCTTGATCCAGGAGCTTGTGCCCGACGCCCAGACACACCCGTGCAACTGCAGCACCTGCGCCTTCGTCAGTTCCGGGTTCACTGACTGACGCTTGAGGTACTCGTCCGACACCCACGACGCGGGGTTCGCGAGCCGCATCTTCGCAATCTCGCGGGGATCACTCGTCGGCGCCGAATAGTTGTAGATGAGGGTGCGAGCCTCGTGGTTGCGCGAGATCGTCAGACCGGGGAACCGCTCGACCTCGCCGTCGGCCTCGTTCCGGTCGATCATCGCACCGAGAATTGAGTCTTCGCGATCAGCGGCCTCGCCAGCCGTTGTGATCGTGAATACCTGAGTGCGATCCCGGGCGGCGCCGGCCGTCGTCAGCGACGCATAGGTCCGGCGCTGCTTCGGCGTGGTCCAGGCGTGCAACTCGTCAACAATCGCGAGCGACGGGTTGAATCCGTCGAGGTTGCTCGCGCTGTTCGGAATCCGAATGATCTTGCCGTTGCCATCGACGCGCGCGATCTCGCCGATGTGCGCGCGCACGTGCACCTGCTCGGCCAGCTCCTGGTTTCGGCGCACGAACGCGACGCACGCCTCGAATAGGCGCCCGGCCTGTTTGTCTGAGCCGGCCGACAGCAGCACTTCGGGCTGGCCCTGCTCCTCGAGTACGTGGTAAAGCCCGTACGCGCCCAGCTTGGCCGTCTTGCCGTTCTTGCGCGACACGACGAGCACGACCGATAGCCAATACGGCGAGCCGTCATCGTTCACGGCGAGCGCGTCGGAGAAGAAGTCGAGCTGCCAGGGCTCGAGAATGAGGGGGTGTCCGGCGAAGCGGTCTGTCGACTGCACCAGCTTCGTCTCACACCACCACGCGAAATGCTCGACCGCCGTCCCGGCCGCATAGTCCGGGATCTCGATCTGCGTGCGCTCGAGCTCG